CGAGACCCCAGTTCGATCCGAGTACGCAGGAGGGGGACCTTCGTCTCTTTGCATAAGCAACGAATCGAAGATCCACCGCCGACGAGGCTTGGACGGTCGAGGCTCCAAAAAGAGTGGAAGCGAGGAAACTGGAGTAACCCAGGATCTCACTTCCGCCAGACGAAGTCGCGGCTCACGACGTGAGTTGATGGCACTCAATCGAACGAAGTAAAGAACCTTCGCTCGGTCGAGCCATTGACGATACTTGAAAGAGAACTTCCAAGCAGCGGTCTCACGATCTTTAGCCAAGAGAACTTCAGGAGCGCAATCCTCCTCCAATTTAATTGTACAAAGCGAATCCGGTACACAGTTGTGTCCGACCGGAATCGATGGGGGAGAAAGCTCGAGAAGGGCTGAATCCATCGAAAAAAGAACCCCGAGACGGTGCTAATCTCCCGCGGAACCCCAACTCCAACAGACTCAATCTAGTTGAGCGAAGGAGCGACAGGTTGCGCTTGAAGAATACCACCCCGGCCCTGAAGCGAAGGTTGCCCTTCACTCCTGCGAGCCAGTCTCGAAAAGCGATTGACAGCGAGTTGACGAACTCGGCTTGTTTCAAACGACCAAATCGTAGAGTAGGGCGAACCCGAAGGTTCCCATTACTCCAACGAAGTAAGGTCGAATTGAGAGTACCGAAGTGCTCATCAACGCTCGTCTTTGTCCTTTCGACCTCCAAGCCGAGAGAAGAAACGGTCTTCATCCAAACGTCAGACGTCCGCAGGGACGTCTGCATGAGGATATCATCACCGTTTATCAGACAGGGGATCTTCTCCGAGTCACTACGAGAGTGGCCGGCCTCTTTCATTGCATACAGAAAAGCGAAGCGATTCTGAAGGCAAAGAAGAGGGAAAGAAAGATAGGATCCCATCATCTGACCTCGGGAAGGACGCAAACCCTTAAGCCCTAGTCTTTCATGAAACAAAGACGGGCGAAGAGCACGCAGAGCGTATTCTTTAAGGTGTGCGGGTACTTCAGGAGCGCCGCGAAGGATTTCCGACAATATGACCTCAGCTACTTCGAGCGACAATTGATCAGTCGCCGACTTGTAGTCACCAGAGGTCAAAACGCCGCCGATCGATTCCGAGAACCGAGCTCGATCGAGGGTCTCCGCTCTGACATCTCCAACTGATAGCCATCGACAACCGCGCAAGCGATCATAAATGGAATCATGAAGAGGTTTAAGAACAAGAGACTCCCCGACAAACTTCGTCAGGGGACGGGGTTTGCCAGC